GACTCCAGAATTCGCTCAAGATCTTAACGCTTACCACAGTATTGATGCTGAGGCTGAGTTAACATCTTTATTGAGTGAGTATATCTCTATGGAGATTGATCTTGAGATCTTAGATATGTTAATTCAAGGCGCTGCTTCTACTGAGAACTGGTCAGCTGAGAACAACAAAATCTGGAACGGATCTGCATGGGATACATCATCTTCAGATTTCTACAATACTCAAGGACAATGGTTCCAAACTTTAGGAACTAAAATCCAAAAAGTATCTAACAAAATTCACCAGAAAACCTTAAGAGGTGGAGCAAACTTCCTAGTATGTTCTCCATCTGTTGCAACTATCTTAGAATCTATTCCAGGATATGCTGCATCAACTGACGGAGATCAGGCTGAATTTGCAATGGGTGTTCAAAGAGTTGGAAACCTAGCAAGTAGATATAAAGTATACAAAAACCCTTACTTAACTGAAAACGTAATCCTTGTAGGATTTAGAGGTGGACAGTTTTTAGAAAGTGGTGCTGTATATGCTCCATATGTACCGTTAATGATGACTCCTCTAGTATATGACCCACAGTCATTTACTCCGAGAAAAGGAATCATGACTAGATATGCGAAGAAAATGATCAGACCAGAATTTTATGGTAAGATCTTTGTATCTGATTTAGAAATGGTATAATAGTATTTTTTTACTATTTAATATTGAGAGGGGCTTTTTTAGCCCCTTTCTTTATTTATTTAGTTGCAAATAACTATTTATTAATATAATAATAATGTTGTTTGCTTATGTCTTCAAACCATCATACAGACGAGGTCTTTGTCTTAAAAAGAAGACCAAAAGGTCCAATAAAGTTCAACGTACATCTAAACGCAGAACAAAAGTTAGCTAAAAGCTCAATTTTATCATCTCCAATAACAGTTCTTAAAGGTATGGCCGGTAGCGGTAAAACATTAGTTGCTACTCAAGTCGGATTAGACTTACTCTTCAGAAAAGAAGTAGATAAGATAATAATTACTAGACCAACTGTTTCAAAAGAAAGCATAGGTTTTCTACCTGGAGATATAAGAGAAAAAATGGACCCTTGGTTAGCTCCTATCTACCATAATCTTTATATGTTATATAATAAAGAAAAAGTAGATAAGGAAATAGAAAAAGGAACTATAGAGATAGTACCATTTGCTTTTATGAGAGGAAGAACTTTTGTAGATTCTTTTGTGATAGTAGATGAAGCACAGAATGTTACACATACACAAATGGAAACTGTAATAGGTAGATTAGGAAGAGGAAGTAAAATGGTAATATGTGGTGATATAGCTCAGATAGATTTAAAAGATAAAAGAGAAACTGGATTTTCTTTTCTTTCTAGGTTAGAAGAACAAGTTGAAGGGTTTGTAACTCATTCATTACAACAAAATCATAGACATAATATAGTAGCGCCAATATTGGAAGTATATAAGACTTTTAGAGATTAATATTAACAACTGTCTTATTACAATACGTTACTATTTATAATAAAACTATACACGATGGCTAATAAAAGTATTTGGAACGGCACTAGTACCTTTGTTTCTGGACAGACACCTTTTGGGTTCTACGACTCAGATAATGAATTTTCAGTAGATGCAGATAAAGTAGCAAAGTTCTGTGCTACAAGATTAGGGTATCCATTAATGGATGTAGAATTACAATCAGGTTCTTTTTATGCATGCTTTGAAGAAGCAGTAACTGTTTACGGTAACGAAGTCTTTCAATATAAGATTAGAGAAAATTATTTATCTTTTGAAGGTGCACCAACAGGTAGTACAGCAAACAATCAATTAGTTGAACCTAATATCAACCGTTTTGTACAGATAGCAAAAAATTACGGTACAGAAGCTCTTGTAGGAGGAAACGTTACTAAGCATTCCGGCTCTTTAGAAATTACAGGTTCTGTTCAAAGTTACGATATGGATGCTTGGGCGACTAGTCAAAGTATCTCAGGCGGTATAGAAATAAGAAAAGTCTTTTACGAAGCACCACCAGCAATACAGAGGTACTTTGATCCTTATGCAGGTACTGGTACAGGTATTCAATCTTTAATGGATGCTTTTGAATTTGGTAGAATGAGCCCAGGAGTTAACTTTTTATTAATGCCTGCTTCATACGATATATTAAAAACACAAGCAATAGAGTTTAATGATCAGATAAGAAAATCTACTTTTAGTTTTGAATTAGTTAATAATCAACTAAAGATATTTCCTATTCCTGCTCAAAATGGTAGTTTAATATTTGAATATTTCAAATTGTCAGACAAGTCTGCTTTAAATTTTGATAATAGCACAGGAAACATAACTACAGTATCAGAAGTTCCTTATAGTAACCCAGAGTATAACCAGATTAATAGTGTGGGTAGGCAATGGATTTTTCAATTTACTCTAGCACTTGCAAAAGAAATGTTAGGATATGTAAGAGGTAAATACCAGACAGTCCCAGTACCAGGCTCAGAAGCAACTTTAAATCAAGCTGATTTATTAACAGATGCTAGAACAGAAAAAACTGAACTCTTAACTAACTTAAGAAGTATGTTATTGGAAGCTTCTAGAGGAGCACAGATGGAGGCACAGGCTCAAGAGTCAGATTTCTTAAGAGCAACATTAGCTCAAGTTCCAATGACTATACACGTAGGATAATGAAGTTATTAAAACTCATAGAACAAATCGTATTTAATACCTACGAAGGTATGGTTCGTGTAATGCACGAAGAAGATGCAAGTGAGAACTTAGCAGAACTTTTAAGAGCTTTACCAGGAGTTACAACAGTAACTAATGCTGGTTCTTCATCTGAAATGGGCAGTATGACTTTTAAAATAAAACTTATTACTCAAAAAACAGGAGAAGAAGCATTTGAATCTTTTAAGACCAATGCTAAAACTAAATACCCTGGTATAATAAAAATAGAAATAGCAAACGAAACAATAGAAGAGAAGTAATGATATTTGGTAGCAGTAGAGATTTTGATTTATTGGTTAATATTAACAGAGAACTGTTAAAGGATATAGTAGAACAAGAAATTTTACTGTACAAACTAAGTATAGCTGATACATCTACTAACCTATACGGTGAAGCATTACAGAAAACCTTTTTAGAACCGGTTAAATTTAATTGTTTGATCACAAGAGGTGATCAGGTAGTTAACGTAGAAGACTTTGGACCAGATTTAAGTAGAGAAGCATCTTTTGCTTTACTAAAACGTGATTTAGAAGATATACAGGTTGTACCTGAGATAGGAGATATAGTAATGTGGCATGAAGATTATTATGAAGTAGATACTATTAAGGAGAACCAATTATTCTACGGTAGAAACAATGATTATAACATAGAACGAACCGCAGGGTATGGGTCTTCTATATCTTTAGTATTAGATTGCCACTTAACAAGAGCAGATAGAGTAGGAATAGCAAGACAAAGACTATAATAAATGGCTAAAAGAAGAAAACCAGTACCGAAATCACAAGCAGAGTTATTGCAACAAGAAATAACTCCTATACTCGGTACAGGAAAGCCTCCTATTCCTGATTCAAAGAGAAGAGAGAATCAAAGAACGGTAAAAGGTGATACTGTTAAAAGGTTTACAATAGGATTAAGAGATATAGATGAAACTATCATATATTACTTTAATAATGTTATAAAACCTACTGTTAGACAAAATGGCTCTAAGATAAATGTACCAATACTGTATGGTTCTCCTGAAAGATGGAAGGCAGTACAGAAAGACGGGTTTTACCGAGATAAAAACGGTAAAATTCAAGCTCCTTTAATTATGTTTAAAAGAGATTCTGTAGAAAAGAATAGAACTCTAGGTAATAAGGTAGATCCTAACAATCCTATAAACGTAGGTATATTTAAAAAACGTTTTTCAAAGAAAAATGTATACGATAGATTTAGTTTAATCAATAATAGGAACCCTATAGATGAATACTACGGAGTAATTGTACCAGAATACGTTACTTTAACGTATAGCTGTATGATTTTCAGTGATTATATAGAACAAATGAATAAATTAGTAGAAAGTATCAATTATGCTTCAGATGCTTATTGGGGAGACCCAGAAAGATTCAGTTTTAGAGCTAAAATTGATTCATATGCAACAACTACTGAGTTAGCACAAGGTCAAGATAGAGCAGCAAAGACTACTTTTACTTTAACTATGAATGGACATATAATACCTGATGCAATTAACGCTCAATTAGCTGGTATGAATAAATATTACTCTAAATCTTCATTAACCTTCGGTTTAGAAGTAGCAGGAGACTTAGAAACGTTAGCAGCTAAAGCAAATACACCAGAAGCTGATAATGATTATAGGTTCTTTGATCAAGGTACTTTAGGAGTTCAAAGCTTCGGTATGACTACGCAGCAAATCAACTATGTAGCATTAAATACAACATTAATAGCAGACTTTGTTTCATCTAACACAGCATTATTTAATAATAGAACAATAATAGATTCTCCAGCAGGTTTTGCTACAGGAGGAGACAAGTTTCAACTATATATTAACGGTATAGTAATACCAGCTACTTTTTATACAGTATCTCAAGCAGGAAGTGATATATCTGTAGTATTACAGACTAATCAAACTGATTATACTTTAGATTTAGGTGACGAAGTAGTACTAAGTGGTAAAATAGAGTAATATGGCATTAATACATTGGAAACAAATTGACGGTGATTTAAGTAACTCAAGAGTACTAACAGGTAGTCTTGTAGTTTCTGGGTCTATAACCGCTGATAGCTTTGTAGGAATAGAAGCAGATACTATATTTACAGGTTCTATCAAAGCTAAAGTACAACCAACAGGTGATATATTTACTGTATCAAATGGTGCCGATAATAAATTAAGATTAGACTCACAAGGTAACCTAACCGTAGAGGGGGATATTAAAGCACAGCAGTTTTTAACCGAAATAGTAAGTGCTTCTATAATATTTGAATCTGGTTCTTCTTTATTTGGTAATAGTTTAGACGATACGCATCAGTTCACAGGAAGCTTAAAGATATCTGGGTCAGGAGGACATCAAATTTCAGGGTCACTTACTGTTGCTACTACAAGTACAGGTTCAACAGCTATAAGTTCTAATAATACCACTGTTGGTTATCCTAGCTCTAATGATTGGCAAAATAATTTAGACGGGTCTTACTTTAATAACTTTACACCTAGTACACATATATCGGAAATATTAAGATTTATGGCAGGAGTTTTGAGTTCTTCATTAGATGTTGCAGATGCTACTCCAAATACAAAGACATGGGGTAGTATTTCTCAAACTTATTCTAATGGAGGAACTACTTCTAAGAATAATCTATTTAACGGTGTGTTAGGTAGTACGTATCAAAACGCTAAGCTATCAAACAACTGGAATACTTCTAATTTTATCAGTTCATCATTAACCGGTTCTATTTATTCTGCTCAATCATACCTAATAAGTAAAGGATTCTTAACAAATAGTGAAACAGGATCAAATAATGCCGGAACCAACCCATTTTCAGATAACTATGGGACTAGAATTCCTTCTACTTTACTTACTCAAGCAGGATATAGCACTAATTCTTTTAATATTACAGCAAATGCTGCCGGATCTTCTGGTACTTTTAGTAATGCTAATAATTTCGGTTTAGGAACTTTAACTAACGGAGGTGCAACCGCCTATACAGTAAGAATAGAAGCAACTCAATCATATAGTGATGTATACTCAGATGCAACACCAAGTGCTACATCTACATTTAGTTCTAGTTCATTAGTAGATTACACAATATCAAGCTTTGGCACTTCAAATGGCTTAGTATTAACTAAAATACTAACTTCTCAACCTGCTGTAATACCATCTGCTTATCAGGACGGTGATTTTAATAATGTTAACGGTTCAATTAATAGTAGAAAGTATACAGGAGGAGCAACTATAGCAAATAATATATCAGCTAGCGGTTATTATAGAACTCATGATGTGATAGTCGGGTTAAAAACTGGATCTCAAGCAACTTTTACAGAAAAAACTGCTGCTAACGAATCTACTCAATTTTATATATACACTGGTGATATAGCAACCGATATTAACTCAGGAAGTAGAGCAGCAACTGTATCAAATGTAAATTTAACTAGAACAGCATTTAATGCTACATCAAGATCTTTATCTGGAGCGCCTTATATACTAAGTACTTCGTATAATTTTGAATTTAGAGGAGAAGTTAGTGGAAGTTTTGATCCTGCTTACGGATACAGTACTAATCCGGTAACAATTACTAGACCTACTAATCAATGGCCTGATATCGGCAGTACTTCTATAAGTAATACTACTGTTTCTGTAACTTCTAA